TGTTTTTATACTTTCACCTGTATAAGGTCCTACTGCAATATTATTTGTTCCTGTTTTATCAGTATCAGCATTACCGCCAGCATTTTGCCCTATAAACATATTAAAATCTCCTTGAATATTTCTTGCTGTATTATGACCTATTGAAAATGCATTTTGACCTGTATAACCAACACCAGCATTTTGACCTATAATAAAAGTATTTGTATTTACATTATCATTACCAGATTCTGAACCTATTATAATACTACTACTATTTGTTGTTAAAGCATTACCTGTATTTTTTCCAATTAACACATTATTCCCTGATGTTGTAATAGATGTTCCTATATTTGAACCTATTAATACATTATTTATTGATGTTGTGGATATTGGACCATTATTTGTCCCTATACATATATTATCTGAACCCGATTGTAATGCCCAACCGGGAGCATCATTTGCGCTCGCATTATTTGTTGTTGAACCTATTAAAACATTTCGTGCTCCTGATGTTAAAGAATAACCTGCTTCATTACCAATGACAGTATTAAACGAATTTGAACTTGTGCTGGCACCTTTACCCGCATTATTTCCTACATATGTATTACAATCACCTGTTGTATTATTATAACCCGATTGATGACCTATATATGTATTTTTTAAACTACTAGTATTATTATAACCTGCTGTTGTGCCTACTGCTACTATATTACTTGATAAATTCATATATCCTGATTGATCTCCTATTAAAACATTATTATGAGCCGATACAGCATTATTACCACTTTGATATCCAACATAAGTATTGTCATTGCCTGTTTGATTAGAACGTCCTGATAAACCACCTATAAATGTATTTTGATTTGAACTTAATGTATTTGATGCTGTATTATCACCTATAAATACATTTAAATTACCTGTTGTTAATGATGTTGCGGTATTTGTTCCCATAATAATATTATTATTGGCAGTAGTCATAGAATTACCTGCTTGATAACCACTAATCACATTTTCATTACCAATAGTAATACTTGTTGCAGCGTTTGACCCTATAATGGTATTTTTTACTGCGGTTGTTAAATTTTGACCTACATAAGAACCTAATAATATATTATTATCTCCACCAGTCATTGTTAAACCAGTGTGAAACCCAACTAGTGTATTAAAGGAAGCCGTAGTAATATTTGACCCCGAATTAATACCTATAAAAATATTATTTATTCCATCAGCATTTCTTTTACCTGCGGTTTCATCAATCGATATTGTCCCATTAAGTTGATTATTCTCACCAAGATTATTTAACAAACTGACATAATATTTATCATTTTCATTTGTAAAGGAATAACAACTATTAAAATAAAGACGACTAAATGTTGTGTTTTCAAATATATCACCTAATATTTGTAATCCACTACACATCATTGTATAATAATTATCACCATAAATACTATAATCTACATTATTATAGGCTCTAATTTCACCATTAAAAACCTGAATAAATTTTTGTGTATTATTGATATTTACAGTTTTTATACACGTATTGGTAGTTGTTCCTGAATTGACATTTATTTTAGGATTATAAATAATACCTTCACTATCTATAAATTTTAATGCAGTATTTGTAACTGTGGTTGAACTATTTAAAGTGGCATTAATATTATTAAACATACAATTGGAACAAACATTAGTTTGAATACCTATATTTTCTATTGCTGTGGTGCTTGATTTTACAATAAGTTCAACATTTTTCAATATTATATTAGTTCCATTATAAATATTTATACCATAAATATAAGCAGAATAACTAGTAGCATCTATTGTAACATTTTCTATAACTAAATTATTAATAGGATTAGTAGTATTATTAATAATAGATGATGTTGTTTGACCTGCAGTATAAGTTGATATTCCATTCGTATTTTGTATTTTTATATTTTTAAGTGTTGTATTTGATGATACTAGAAAACAAGAAGTATTGTTATTTGCTGTTCCTGATGTATTATCATAACGATAAAATTGTAATATTGTATTGTCTTCTCCATTACCTTCTATATCTACATATTCTTTACACGTAATCACATTTGTTTCGTGATAGACACCAGATTGTATTCTAATGATATATCTATTATTTGAACTATTATCACTAATCGAATTCATAGCATTATATAAACTATTAAAATTACAATTTACTTTACCAACGCTAATTGTTTTATAATTATTATAAAATGTATGTGATGGTTCAATATTATTGACACTTCCTTCATTAATTACATTATATAAATTAACATTATAATTACTATTTGTATCGGCATTTTTTATTGTATTTGATGATGCTTTTAGTGTTGTATTATAAATCTGAATATCATATAATGCTTTTAATGTTATATTATTACCTGAAGAAGCAATTTCATTTACTAAATTAAAACCAGTCTCTAGAGTAAGCACATTTGATGTTATAGTATTACTTATTTTATATATACCATCATTCGCAGTTGAACCTGAAACTGAAATATACTGTCCACGGTCATAATTTTGTGTTAAAAAATTAATTTCTGAAATATCTGAACTTTCAATTGTATTTAATCCAGCATTCACACCTGTTGTTGTATTTATAAAACTAATCACATTAGTTGTTGTTTTAGATAAATAAGGAGCAACATTACCTGTACTATTTAATTTAATACCATAATTATTAGTATTATCTAAATTATTTGATACTTCTATTTCACTATTTTTCAATATAAAACTACTGTTGTTAATATCAATACCTGTATTGGTGCTTCCGGCATTACTTGTAAAATAATTATTTGACAAATTTAGATTTTCAATGTATAATTTATCTTTAATAGAACTTGTAGAACCTATACATCCCGTCATATAAATACCATTATTTACAGTTGAGTTTGAAGTAAGCATATCAATACTATTATTTAAAAGTTGAGGTGTAGTATTATTTAAATAGATAGCATTAACATTACCTTCTAAACTAGAACTATTTATATCAATAGTCGAATTCAATATTTTATTATTTGAACCATTTTTAATATAAATACCATATGTATTACCATAAGTGCTACTATTACTACTTGTATTAACAATACAATTATCAATAATAACATTACTTTTATTATTAGAATAAATACCTGCTGAATTATAAGATGTATTACTATCTGCTAATTTTACAACAATATCTTTAATTTCACTATTATTTCCTGCAAAAATCATTGAAGCATCTTCTAATAGAGTGCTTCCAGAATTTTGTGTAATTACTGTATTATAATTACTTTCTCCTCTAATACTAACATAATCTGGTAATATAATTTGATTTAATTCTTCTGTATATTGTCCTGGGGCTACTTGAAGAACAAAGGGATATGTAGGTGATGGTGCTGAACCTATATTTGATGTTAAAATACCATCTGTATAGCCATCGCCTTGAGTTCCTATAGCATTAATAATTGCTTGATTAATACCTGTATATTCAGCAGCTCCCGGAATAGGTGATATAGTTATAAAGTTTTGAAAAATTCTACCTTCACCTTGCGCTATAGATGATAATACACCTGTTGACGCATTTATATTTAAATTTGCTCCTACTCGTATAACACCCAAATTGCTTGTATTTGCTACATTTTGTGTAAAAGGTCTCCACTTATTACCAAAAATATCAGCACCATCACTACTATTTGGTAAAGAATGATAACCTTCAAATAATAATGTGTCTTTATTAAAACGTATTTGACCTTGTGCTCCTGTGTTATCCGTTGTTTGTTGGGTTAAACTCTCTTTTTCACTAATAATAATTGATTTATCAAATGTTACCTTCTTTTTTAAATCTACTGTCGACATTTTATTTATATAGTATTAATTTATAATATTTATTATTATATTATTATACTATTAATTAATTATATTAATAAACTATTAATTATATTTAAAATAAATATAGTTTTTTATTTTATTTTATATTTTTTATTTATGTTTTATTTATTTATGTTTAAATAATTAAAATTTAATTTATTAAAAAATTGATTATTTAAACATAAATAAATAATAATATTATAAAGTTTTCAAATTATAATATAAAGTTTTCAAATTATAATATAAAGTTTTCAATAAAATAATGTCGTCGCTTACAAAATCACTTATTGCTAAACTTGAAAAAGAACCTCATACTGAAGGATTAAAATTAGATATTAAATTATTGGAAAGACTTTTAACAAAAGCAATTCATACTTATTATAATACTGATAAACCTTTATTAACTGATACTACATTTGATATTCTAGAAACTATTTTAAAAGAACGTTATCCGGAGTCTGATTTATTTAAAACTATTGGTGCTCCTATAGCAAATAGTGAAGATAAAGTTAAATTACCTTATTATTTAGGTTCTCTTGATAAAGTTAAACCTGGTGAAAAGGTACTTACAAAATGGTTAAAAGATAATGAAGGTTCTATTCTTATTTCAGAAAAATTAGATGGATTAAGTTGTTTAATGACGATTGAAAAAAAAAGTGGTGCTAGTAGTGCTAGTGGTGCTAGTAGTGCTAGTAGTGTTGGTAGTAGTGATGGAAATATTAAAATGAAACTTTATAAGCATGGTGATGGTTATGAAGGTCAAGAAATTACTAATCTTTTAGAAAACGTTAATATAAGTAAAACTAAATTAAATATGAAAGAAATAGAAAAACTTTTATCTATTCATAAACATATTGCTATTCGTGGGGAAATTATTATTAAAAATAATGTTTTTGATACTAAATATACTAAATTGTATCCTAAAGCTCGCAGTTTAATTGCTGGTATTGTAAATAGTAAAAAACCTGATTCTAAAATTGTAAAAGATATTGATATTGTCTTTTATGAATGGATTGCTCCTGATAGTTTAAACTATGAAGAACAATTTAAGTCTTTGAAAAAACTAGAAGTATTATGTGCTAATTATAAAGTATTTAGTTCTTTAACTGAAACACAATTACCTGAATTACTTATGAATTTTAAAAAAGAAAGTGTATATGAAATTGATGGTATTATTTTAAGTAATAATAGTAAATCTCATAAACGTGTTACTAGTGGTAATCCTAAATATTCAGTAGCCTATAAAATGGCTTTAGACGACCAAATTGCTACAACAACTGTTATAAATGTTGAATATAATATTTCTAAACACGGCACATTAGCACCTCGCATTCAATATAAACCCATTACTATTAAAGGTGATAAACATCAATATACATCGGGATTTAATATGAAATATATTGTTGATAATAATATTGGACCGGGAACGGAAATACAAATTATTAAAAGTGGTGATGTTATACCTTATATTTATAAAATTGTTAAGGCTTCTTCTAATCCACAAATGCCCGATGCTACTATTAAGTGGCATTGGAATGATACTCGTGTTGATGCTATTGTTGATGATATGGAAACGAATAGTGATGTTCGTGTAAAACGTATTATCTCCTTCTTTTCAGTTATGAAAATTGCGGGTGTTGGTGAAGGTGTTGTTAATAAATTAGTTAATGCTGGTTATGAAGAAATTAGAAATATTCTTGATTTAACACCTGATGTGATGGCTCGTATTGATGGATTTCAATTAAAAAGTGCTACTAATGTATATAATTCTATTCACAAAGTGATTGATGTCGAACAACCATTAGAACGTGTTATGATGGCTAGCACTATTTTTGGATTAGGTTTAGGTGAAAAGAAATTTAAACTTATTATTGATGCTATACCTAATTTCTTAGATAAATGGAAAAAAGGAATGGTTTTAAAAGAAGATATTATGAACATTGATGGATTTAGTGATAAATCAACAGAAGTCTTTTTCAAAGGAATGCCTAAATTTATAGATTGGTTAAAACTTTATTCGATGATTAAATTAAAAGTAAAGACTAATAGTAATGGTTCTGGCAATGGGTCTGGTGATGGGTCTGGTGATGGATTTGGTAATAATGGGTCAAAATTTAAAGGTATGATTGTTGTTTTTACTGGTGTTCGAAATGCTGATATGGAACAAATTGTTATTGATGGTGGAGGTGTTATTGGTTCTGGTATTACTGGTAAAACAACACTTGTCGTTGCTAAAGATATTACTGAAAATAGTGGAAAAATTAAAACTGCTCGTGAAAAAGGTATTCAACTTATGAATATTAATGATTTTGGAGTTTTTATTGGTTATAGTAAATAAAAAATAAATAATATTAATAAAAAAAAAATAAATAATATTAATAAAAAAAAAAATAAATAATATTAATAAAAAAAATATAAAAATTGATTTTTTTACTAATTTAAATATTTATTTATATATGTATATATATACAATTATTGGTATTAAACTGATATTTTAGAAGATATTTAATAGGTTAATTAAAGTATATAATGTTTTCAAATTTTAGACCTATTGATTATACAGAAAGAAGTAATAGTCCTCCACCAGTTACACCTATTTTTACAAATAAAATGCAAAATGGAAATGGAAATGGAAAAAGACCTTTAGCAAATGATAGTCATCATGAAACAAAAAAAATTAAAAATTAATTATAAAATATTAATTTTTTTTTATTTGTTTAATTTTATAGAATTATTTTAAAATATGTTTTTATATTATTTTTAAACACCAACAATGTAAAGACATTTTTCAGGAGCAATACCATACAATTGCTCTCGTGTAGCAATAGCGGGTAATGTGGCTACTTTTTTTTCCCACACATTAAACAATTCTTTTTGTTCTTCTCTCAATAAAATTTTGTTAAACTTAACATGAATGCTATCACGAATACGTGAATTCATTTCTTCTGGTGTTTCACCTTGTTTAGTGCGATATTCAATATCGCTATTTACCATATCAGATAAATAAGATTCATAAGATTTTTCTGTTTGAGACGCCATTTTGAGTATTATATTATTCAATTTGTTTGTATATATTGTTTATAGTTAATCATTTAAAAAATCAATTTTTTATTTTCTGTTTTTATTATTTTTTTTTGGACATTTTTAGCATAAATAATTAGCTTCAGTATTACGACAATAATTTATCATATTATTAAAAAGTGAACCTAATAAACAAGGAAAGAATAATGGTAATTTACAAGGTAAAAATGCGACAGTACAACAACATTCTGGTTCAGACCCTAATTCTTTTGTAATAAAATATCCTGATTCATAATATTCCTTAAAATAACGAGGACAAAAATAACATTGTTCTATTTCATCAGGTTTATAACAAAATGTATAACACAAACCACACGCTCTCATATCGTGAGAATTTTTACTATAACAATAACATAATTTATGTTCTGGTGTATCTGTAGTTTCTTTATTTGATTTGTTATTTTCCATTTTATATAAGTTAATTTTTAATTTAGTTTATAATTTAGTTTATAATTTAGTTTTTATAGTTTTATAGATTATATTATATATTATAATAATCAATTTTTATTAATTTATAAAATTGAAATATAAAACTATAGTAATAAATATTAATAATAAAATAAATTATATTTGTAATAAATATAAAATGTCATCCAGAATTAAATTAATCAAAGAGAAGAAGGAAGAGAAGAAGGAAGAGAAGAAGGAAGAGAAGAAGGAAGAGAAGAAGGAAGAGAAGAAGGAAGAGAAGAAGGAAGAGAAGAAGGAAG